ATTGCTAATGCAGCATATGATCAAGCTAACACAGCGCGTACACATGCAAATGGTGCATTTGGTCAAGCTAACGTAACAGCTGCTATATCTAATGCCGCGTATGATCAAGCTAACACAGCGCGTACACATGCAAATGGTGCATTTGGTCAAGCTAACGTAATAGCTGCTATTGCTAATGCAGCATATAATCAAGCTAACACAGCGCGTACACATGCAAATGGTGCATTTTCTCAAGCTAATGTAACAGCTGCTATATCTAATGCCGCGTATGATAAAGCTAACACAGCCAATATAACTGCTGACGCAGCATTTGCTAGAGCTAATGCAGCAAACTTGATTGCTAATCTTGCATATGATAAAGCTAATATAGCTAATATAACTGCTGATGCAGCATTTAATAAAGCAAATATAGCTAACATAAGTGCGGAATCAGCATTTGCTCGTGCTAATGCAGCAAATCTTGTGGCTAATGTTGCATTTGATACCGCTAATCTTGCATTTGCTAGAGCTAATGCAGCAAACTTGATTGCTAATCTTGCATATGATAAAGCTAATACAGCAAATGTAACTGCAGATGCTGCTTTTTCTAGAGCTAATGATTCTAATCTTATAGCTAACTTAGCATATGACAAAGCTAACACCGCTAACGTCATAGCTTCTGGTGCGTATGACAAAGCCAACATAGCTAACATAACTGCAGATTCTGCTTTTGCCCAAGCTAATGCAGCTAATCTTATAGCTAATCTTGCGTATGATAAAGCTAATATAGCTAACGTTATTGCATCTGGTGCGTATGATAAAGCTAATATAGCTAACGGTATTGCATCTGGTGCATATGATCAGGCCAATACAGCTAATGTTATTGCCGTAGCAGCATTTGACAAAGCTAATGCTACTAACATAACTGCAGATTCTGCTTTTGCTAGAGCTAATGTTGCCAACTTGATTGCTAATCTTGCATTTGATCAAGCAAACACAGGTATAGTAAATGCTGGAGCTGCATTTGATAAAGCCAATATTGCTAACGTAATTGCATCAAGTGCATACAATCAAGCTAATGCTGCAAGAGATTTAGCAAATACATCTACTATTAGCGGCGGATCTTCATTTGATCAAGCAAACACAGCGCGAACACATGCGAATGGTGCATTTGGTCAAGCTAACGTAACTGCAGCAATAGCTAACGCTGCATATAATCAAGCTAATACGACTAACATAACTGCGGATGCAGCATTTGCTAGAGCTAATGCAGCAAACTTGATCTCTAATCTTGCATTTGATACCGCTAATACAGCATTTGGAAAAGCAAATATAGCCAACGTTATTGCTTCTGGTGCATATGATAAAGCCAACACAGCTAACATAACTGCGGATGCAGCATTTGATAGAGCTAATGCAGCCAACTTAGTTGCTAATCTTGCTTACGATAAAGCTAATACAGCTAACGTTTTTGCAACATCAGCATTTGCTGCTCAAAACGTAACATCTGCCGTAGCTAATGCTGCTTTTGCACAAGCTAATACGGCAAATACTACTTCAGTTGCAGCATTTGCAAAAGCAAATGCCGCATTTCCGTCAACGGGCGGAACTATTTCTGGCGATGTTTCTATTTCAGGCAATTTAATTGTAATAGGAAATTCTACAGTTTTCAATGTATCATCATTAATTATTAATGATCCTTTAATATTTTTAGCAAATAACAATTATTCATCAGATTTAGTAGATATTGGTTTTGTTGGTCATTATAATGATGGAACAAATGCACATACCGGATTTGTTAGAGATGCAACTAGCAAAGAATATTTTATATTTAATGGATATACTCCAGAAATTTTTGCAAATGATATAATCAATATTGCACATCCATCTTTTGCATTGACAAATATCAATGCAAATTATTATAAAGGTAATTTAATTGCTAATACTGCTGTAATTGAAATTTCTTCGACAGTAGCAGGCGTAAACATAGTTCCAACACTTTCTATAGCATTTGATAAAGCTAATACCGCAAATGTTATTGCATCTGATGCATACGATAAAGCCAACACAGCTAACATAACTGCGGATGCAGCATTTGCTAGAGCTAATGCAGCCAACTTAGTTGCTAACCTTGCTTATGATAAAGCCAATACAGCTAACGTTATTGCATCTGGTGCATATGATAAAGCTAATAGTGCAAATATAACTGCAGATGCTGCATTTGCTAGAGCTAATGCAGCCAACTTAGTTGCTAACCTTGCTTATGATAAAGCCAATACAGCTAACATAACTGCGGATGCAGCATTTGCTAGAGCTAATAGTGCAAACATAACTGCTGATGCTTCGTTTGCTAGATCCAATGCAGCAAACTTAATTGCTAATCTTGCATTTGATACAGCCAATGCAGCATTTGCTAGAGCTAATGCTGCCAATCTTGTAGCTAATCTTGCATATGATAAAGCTAATACAGCAAACGTATTTGCTGTAGAAGCATTTGCTGCTCAAAACGTAACGTCTGCTGTAGCTAATGCAGCGTTTACTACAGCAAATAGTGCAGTATTGAAGACCGGAAATACAATGACTGGCAATCTTGTCATGTCTTCTGCCAATATTGCATTTCCTACTTCGGGAGTAAATACTGGCATATATTGGACCGGCACTACATTCATACATTCTCCTGCTGCTAATACATTGGTATTTGGTACATCATTTACCGAGCGCATGCGGATCGACAGCGACGGCAACGTCGGCATCGGCACGACTACGCCCGCGCAACTTCTTGCTGTAGGCAACTTCACGGACCAAGTCGGCGCAGGTGTTTCTGGCGCAGTTACAACTCTGTATTTTGGCTCACCAAGCACCGGCGCGGGCGGCATAAAACGTATCGCTTATGACCGCGCTACGGGTAGTCTGCACTTCGTTGGCAACAGTGTCGCCAGCCCCTCGACGCAGATGACACTCGACAACTCCGGGCAGTTAGGCATCGGGACTTCGTCGCCCGCAGGGAAATTGCAGGTGGTCGGAAACACACTTTCGAGCAATTTCTATAACGGCTCTGGGACTTCAAGCGTGGGTACGTTTGGCGCGGATAGCGGAGGCACCGGCGCTTCTATCATCATGTACGGAAGCGCCGGAGCTAACCCCGGCGCCATGCTGCTGTACGCTGGCAGTTCCGAACGCATGCGTATCGACTCCAGCGGCAACGTGGGCATCGGGACTTCGTCGCCTGCTGCGAAGCTTGATGTCAGTGGGGCATTTCGTACTGTCTTAAACACCCAAACTCGACCCAACTCCTCAGGACAGGGCGGGCTAGAGATCAACTGGAACTTTTCTGGAGGAAGTGCAGAGGTTAACTTTTGGAACATCTATGATTCCGCGCTGAACAGTTTCTTTTTTCGCCAAAAAACAGGCGCGAACACTCATAGCGACGTTTACCTTGCCGGTACTTCAAATCATATATTCTACACTTCCAACTCTGAGCGCATGCGGATTGACAGCAGCGGAAACGTGGGCATCGGTACATCATCACCAGCTGCGACATTAGATATTGTAGGATCAGTAACTGATGCAAAAGCAAATGTTCTTTCTCAAACACTAACAGACGGTGCATCAATCGCATGGGATGCATCACTAGGAAGAATCGCTACAGTAACTCTTGGCGGCGCTAGATCAATATCAAATGCAACAAATGTTCGCGTCGGCACATACATTCTTCGTGTACAACAAAATACATCAAGTGGTGGTAGTACACTAACATGGGGTAGACAATATAAGTTTACAGCAAACGTTGCCCCAACACTAACAGCTACAGCAAATGCCGTAGATATATTCTCATTCGTCTCAGATGGCACAAACTTATATGGTGCAATGATACCTGATGTCAGATCCTAATGGAGAAAGATAATCATGTTCGTTGCTATAGTTTCAAGACCCTATGCAGTAGTAAATGTAAAAACAACAACTAGTGATTATAACCTTAGATCAGCTGTTGCCACTGCCATTGGTGTACCAAATGCAAATTTTCCGATTAATGTGTATGGATTCGTTACCGCCGCAGTAACAGGAACATCCACAAGTACTCCCGCATATAGAACTGGTGGCGGTTGGCATGGTGGCACTCAAATCTATATTCAAAATTCAAGTACAGTAACGGGTGTTGCCGGAACACCAGGTGCCACAGGTACACCAGGTGCTACAGGCACACCTGGCGCAACAGGCACACCTGGCGCAACAGGAACACCTGGCGCAACAGGAACACCAGGTGCTACAGGTGCAACTGGCACACCAGGAGCCACAGGCACACCCGGCGCAACAGGCACACCTGGCGCAACAGGTTCTACTGGTGCAAAAGGTGGTCAAGGTGGCACTGGCGGTCAAGGTGGTACTGGTGGTGCTGGTGGTGGAACAGTAGCTGGTGGAACTGGTGGAGCAGGAACTGCAGGTGGTGCAGGCACAGCTGGCACAACAACAGTACAAGGTAGCACAGGAACAGCAGGAACAGCAGGAACAACAGGTGCTGCTGGATCGGGAACTGCATCAACAGGAGCAACAGGAACGCCTGGAGCAACAGGAACACCTGGCGCGGCTGGTGCTGGTGGTGCTGGAGGTAGAGGTAATGCTTTAGATAATTTGGGAGCAGCTGGAAGCGCAGGTGGCATAGGTGCAACTGGCGGCACTGGCGGCACTGGTGGTACTGGCGGCACTGGTGGAACAGGTGCTGCTGGAGGTCAAGGTGGTACGGGTGGTCAAGGTGGTACTGGAGGTCAAGGAGGAACTGGAGGGCAAGGTGGTGTAGGTGGAGCTGGAGGTACTGGTGGTCAAGGAGGAACGGGTGGAGTAGGTGGTCAAGGTGGTACTGGAGGGATTGGTGGTACAGGTGGTCCTGGCGGTACTGGTGGAACAGGTGCTGCTGGAGGTCAAGGTGGTACTGGAGGGATTGGTGGTACGGGTGGAAATGGAGGTTCATCATTTACTGCTGATACAGTATCAAACATAAGAATTCTTGTAAATAATTTGGGATCTTTTATTGGTGGTAATTCAGGACCTGGCGGCACTGGAGGTCCTGCTGGTCCAGGAGGTCCAGGTGGTGCAGGAGGCCCCGCTGGTCCAGGAGGTCCAGGTGGTGCAGGTGGTCCTAGTGGTCCAGGTGGCCCTGGTGGCCCTGCTGGTCCTGGTGGTCCAGGTGGCGCAGGTGGTCCTGCTGGTCCAGGAGGTCCAGGTGGCGCAGGCGGTGCTGCTGGTCCTGGTGGTCCTGCTGGATCCGGCGGTGCAGGTGGTTCTGGTGGCCCTGGTGGCACCGGTGGTCCTAGAGGTCCAGGTGGCCCTGGTGGCCCTGGCGGCGGCGGCGGCGGCGGTGGTGGTGCTATGGGATATACAACTGTTCCAAGTAAAGGTGCACCATACACCAACTACTTTGGCGGCGGTGGTGGTGGCGGCGGTGCTGGTACACCAGGTGCTGCTGGTGGTGCTGGTGGTCCTGCTGGTGGTCCTGCTGGTGCAGCTGGTTCTTCTGGAACTACAACATCTTCAGGTTCAACAACCGGTGGTGCTGGTGGCGCAGGTGGAGGGGGAACAGGATCAGCAGCAGGTGCTGGTGGAACTGGGGGTAACTTGGGGCAAGCAGGTAGTTCTGGCTCAGCCGGAGGTGGTGGTTATCCAACAGTTTACGGAGCAAGAGCAGGTGGTAGCGCAGGTGCAACAGGGTCAACTGGACCTCTAGGAGCACAAGGTGCAACTGGACCAACAGGTCCAACAGGATCAACTGGTGCTACTGGAACACAGGGTGCAGCAGGTTCTGCTGGAGCAACTGGACCAACAGGACCTATAGGCACACAAGGTGCAGCAGGACCAACAGGACCTATAGGCACACAAGGTGCAACTGGACCAGCTGGTGCTCAAGGTGCAACTGGACCAACAGGACCTATAGGTACACAAGGTGCAACTGGACCAACAGGACCCGCTGGTGCTCAAGGTGCAACAGGACCAGCAGGATCTCAAGGTAGTGCAGTAACAGGAAATACTAATATTACATACATTGCATTAGGAACTAGAACAGGTCCCGTATCATGATAAATATTAATATAATGGAGATAAATTATGGAAAATAATCAAAAGAAAATTAATCTTGAATTGACAATTGATCAATTAAATTTAATCTTAACTTCTTTGGGTAAAATGCCTTATGAAGTATCTGTAAATTTAATTAATACTTTAGTTAAAACAGCTGAGCAACAAATTAATCAACAATAATTAGGATATTAAAATGGCTATACCAAGCTCTCGCGAAAATTTAATAGACTATTGCAAGCGCCGTCTTGGTTTTCCTGTTATTGAAATTAACGTGGATGATGATCAAGTAGAAGATAGAATTGATGATGCACTTCAATTTTATCAAGACTATCATTATGATGCAATTCAAAAGATTTATTTAAAACATTATGTAACACAAACGGATGTAGATCGTCAATACATTGATATGACACAAGCGTCTGGATCTGCAACAGTTGTTTCTGGAAATGCAACAGTTACTGGTGCAGGAACTAATTTTGCCGCTGAATTTGCCGCAGGTGTTACTCAGTTGACAATAAACGGAGAAACAAAAATAGTTTCTTCTATTACTGATAAAGGATCCATGATTATGGATTCTGCATATTCATCAAGTGCAAATACAGTTCCAATTACAGTTGTTGGTGCCGCAGATTCAATTACAGGTATTACAAGAATATTTCCCATATCATCAACAAATGCAACAGTAAATATGTTTGATCTTCGTTATCAATTGCGTTTGCATGAATTATACGACTTCACATCAACATCATATGTAAATTTCGTATTGACACAGCAACATCTACGCACACTTGATATGTTATTTTCAGGTGAACAGCCAATTAGATTTAATAGACATCAAAATAGATTATATATTGATTTTCAATGGGGTACAGATATTCAAGCCGGTGAGTATTTGATCGTTGAGGGATATAAGATTATTGATCCAAATTCATATACGGACGTATATAATGATCGTTGGTTGAAGAGATATGCTACTGCGCTCATCAAGCGTCAATGGGGATTGAATTTAAAGAAGTTTAGTGGCATTCAATTACCTGGTGGTGTACAATTAAATGGTCAACAAATCTATGACGAAGCTGAATCTGAAATAGCAACTCTTGAACAAGAGATGCAAGACAAGTATGAAGTTCCACCAGAATTTATTTTAGGCTAGGTGGCGCAAAATAAGGTAAAATAAAGAAAAAAGTATAACATATGGCAGTAAATCACTACTTCAATAATTTTCCAGGTGTAGTTACGCAAGAACAACTTCTTGCTGAAGATCTTATTATTGAAACAATAAAGCAATATGGAACTGATGTTTTTTATGTTCCAAGAAAGTCATTGAGTGAAGAAGATGGCATTTATGGTGAAGATCCAGTAAAATTATATGATGCTGCTTATTCAATGGAAATGTATTTACAGTCAGTTGCTGGATTTGAAGGTCCTGGTGAATTTTTTAGTAAGTTTGGACTAGAAATTAGAGACTCAATGAGAGTTGTTGTTGCTAGACGCACATATGAAAAATATGTTCCAGTAGCAACATATCCAAGACCAAGAGAAGGTGATCTTGTTTATGTTCCTGCATTAGCAAATCTATACGAAATCAAATATGTTGAAGAAGAAAGAAACTTTTATACATTAGGACGTCGTCCTCCATTATTTTACTATTATGAATTGAGTTTAGAACTATACAAGTTTTCTAATGAAAGATTTACCACTGGCGTCAAAGAAATTGACAATGTTGGTCGTTTGTTCTCGTATACGCAAAACATGACAATGACTGCTGGTGGAACTGGTGCATATGCTAGAGAAGAAACTGTTTATCAAGGAGCAAGTCTTGCTGCAGCAACATGCACAGCAATTGTAAAAGATTGGTATCCAAGCAATACAACTTTACAATTGATAAATCTAAAAGGAACATTTACATCCGGTTCTGCAATTAAAGGTGCTACATCAAACGCAAACTTTACGCTATCATCATTTAATAGACAAAGTTTTGATGCAGTATCTGATGAGTTTACAAATAATCTAGAAATACAAACTGATGCAAATGGTATCATAGACTTCACAGAAACTAATCCATTTGGAGAACCTTGATGTCTGGTATTTTCGGAAATCATTTCTATCATCGCATTACACGCAAAATTGTTGTTGCATTTGGATCATTATTCAACGAACTTCAACTTGTTCGTTACAACAAAGCAGGAACAACTGAACTTGAACGTGTTCTTGTTCCTATAGTTTATGCACAAAAAGAAAAGTTTTATAGCCGAATAAAGGGCGATCCAAATCTATTAAAAAGTATTCAAGTATCATTGCCAAGAATTTCTTTTGAAATTGTTGGTGTTGAATATGATCCAGTAAGAAAACAAAATAGTTTAATTCAAAATAGAAATACTGCAACAGCAACAAATACGACAACAAAATCTCAATATATGGGTGTTCCATATAATTATGAATTTAGTCTTTCAATATATGTTCGCAACATTGAAGATGGATGGCAAATAGTAGAGCAAATACTACCAATTTTTAATCCAGATTATACATTAACACTCGATTTAGTAAATTCTATGGGCATCAAAAAAGATGTACCAATAATATTGAATTCCGTTGGATATACTATTGATTATGAAAGTTCACATGATGATGATACAACTCGTGTTGTTATATTTGATTTGACTTTTACAGTAAAGGCTATGCTATTTGGTCCTATTTCGGATTCAAAGATTATTACAAAAGCCAATACAAATATCTATGGTAATTTCTCAAGTGGAACATCTGGCGGTATTCCAATTTATATTTTAAATCTTCAGTCTGGTGGATTTAATATATTTAAATCAGGTGAAATTATTTGGCAAGGCGGAACTTATGAATTTCCTGATGCCAAAGCCATTGTAATAGAACATGATACTACAAATAGAAAACTATACATTAAAGATGTGTATGGTTCAAAGAATGGATTTGGTGCATTTTCAAGTAATGTTGAAATAACAGGCTCTGATTCTGGAGCAAACTGGAATGTGTCAAGTTCTTATGTTTCAAATATTAAATTAGTTATTGGTACAGTTGTTCCTGATCCAGTTAATGCAAATGTTAATAGTGACTTTGGATTTACGGAAACTATAATTGAATTTCCCAATACATTAGGATTGTGATGAGTAAGATTGATGATAATCTGAGTGAGATATTGAATATCGAACCAGTTGTAAAGCAGGAAGTTGTTTCTGTTCAAGTAGAACCACAAAATGATACACAAACGGATTACGATCTAAGTCGACAGACTATTCGCAATCTTGTTAGAAAAGGTGAAGAAGCACTTGACGAATTGCTCTTTGTTGCGAAACAAAGTGAAAGTCCAAGAGCATATGAAGTTGTTGCTGGTATGATAAAAAATATATCAGATGTAACAAAAGAGTTGATTGATCTACAAAAAAAAATGAAGGAATTAAATGAAGAGACACCAAAAACACAAAATGGTGTTAATGTTCAAAATGCTGTATTTGTTGGATCAACAGCAGAACTTCAAAAACTACTAAGACAAAATAAAGAACAACAGACCGATGGCTGACACTATTGCATATATGTCTAATCCCAATCTTAAGCGCGCCGGCGTCAAGATTGAGTGGACTGAAGATCAAGTTAAGGAATATGTGAAATGTTCAGAAGATCCTGTTTATTTTGCATTGAATTATATTAAAATTGTCAATGTTGATGAAGGTCTTGTTCCTTTCAAGATGTGGAAATTTCAGAAACATATGCTTGAAACATTTCACAAGAATCGTTTTGTCGTTTGCAAAATGCCACGTCAGGTTGGTAAATCTACGACAATTATTGCATATCTTCTACATCAGATCCTATTTCGCGACAACACAAGCGTAGCAATGCTTGCAAACAAAGGATCAACTGCTCGCGAACTACTAAGTCGTCTACAGCTTGCATATGAAAATTTGCCGATTTGGTTGCAACAAGGAATTGTGACCTGGAACAAGGGTAATATTGAACTTGAAAACGGATCAAAAGTTCTAGCTGCTGCAACGTCATCAAGCGCAGTTCGTGGTGGTTCTTATAACATTCTATTCCTTGACGAATATGCGTTCGTCCCAAACAATCAAGCAGATCAATTCTTCAATTCAGTGTATCCCACAATTTCTTCTGGTAAAACATCTCAGGTTCTTGTAGTTTCCACACCTAACGGCTTGAATCATTTCTATCGTATGTGGTCAGACGCTACAAACAAGAGAAGCAATTATGTGCCGATTGAAGTTCATTGGTCTGAAGTTCCTGGTCGTGATGAAAGATGGAAAGAAGAGACGATAAGAAATACGTCCGTTGATCAGTTTAGAGTCGAATTTGAAACCGAATTTGTTGGTTCTTCTCATACATTGATATCTGGAGCAAAACTCAAGACGCTTGTATTCAATAATCCTATTCGCCAAGATGGAAAATTGGATATTATCGAAGAGCCACAAAAAGATCATACATATGTGGTTACTGTCGATGTGGCAAGAGGTCAGGGTCTTGATTATTCTGCATTTTCAGTCATAGATGTTACGACTGTTCCTTATAGACAAGTAGCAAAGTTTAGAGATAAAGAGATATCTCCCCTACTATTTCCGACCCTTGTTTTCAATGCTGGAACTGCCTATAATAATGCCTATGTGCTTGTGGAAATTAATGATATCGGTCAGCAAATAGCTGATATTATACATCATGAATTAGAATATGATAATCTTGTCAAGATACAAGTCAAGCCTAGACAAGGACAGCAAATGTCATTTGGACATACAAAGAAGATACAATTTGGTGTCAAGACATCTGTGACTACAAAAAGAATTGGTTGCTCAAACTTGAAAACATTGGTTGAAAGTGACAAGTTATTGATTATGGATTCTGATACTATCATGGAATTGATGACATTTGTTGCGACCCGCGAATCTTTTGCTGCAGAAGAAGGCAGTCATGATGATTTGGCCATGACTCTAGTACTTTTTGCTTGGTTTATTGCACAAAGAAACTTTAGGGAGTCTTTAAGTGGAGATATTCGTACTGTACTTCAAAAAGAACAACTAAATATATCACAAGAAGACTTGGTACCATTTGGTATTATTGATGATGGCATAAATGATAGAAATATGGAAATAGCAGATATTGAACGCGAATGGTTAGAAGAACGTAAATTGAAAGCACCATTAGATAGTTATGAGTATGACTGGAGAAGTCGGATTTGAAAAATCTGGTTTCTATAAATAATATCATACACGTATCAAAGTTCTCTACTTCTGAAAGGAGTAAACAATGGGTTTTCAATTGAGTCCGGGCGTAGTCACCACAGAAATTGATCTAACTACCGTAATTCCTGCCGTTTCTACTACAAATGGTGGTTTCGTAGGTAGTTTTGGATGGGGTCCCGCAAATACTGTTATTACTGTAGATAGCGAAAATACTCTTGCTTCCGTTTTTGGTAAGCCAGATAGTAATTCTGCTATTCCATTTTTTACAGCCGCAAGCTTCTTAGCTTATGGAAACAATTTAAAAGTAGTTCGTGCAATTAATTCAAGTTCAAAAAATGCTACAGCCAATGGCTCCGGCGTTCTAATTGAAAATAACGATTATTGGTTCAATAACTATAGAACAAATCCAACTACAAATACAGGATGGGCATCATCTAACACAATTGGATTTGCTGCTAGACATGCTGGAACATTAGGTAATGCAATTAAAGTTGCTTTCTGTCCTGCAGGAAATGCTGCTCTATTTTCAAACTGGGCATATAAATCATTTTTTGACTCTGCTCCAGGAACTTCATTGTATGCTTCGTCAAGAAATGCAGCAAATGATGAAATTCATATCGCTATCATTGATGCCACTGGTCAAATAGCAACTGGCGGAACACCAGCAGGCACAAATGCTGCAGGATCTATTCTTGAAACTTTCCCAAATCTTTCTGTAGCAGCCGACGCTAAGAATTCAGATGGTTCACCTAATTTCTATGTTGATGTTCTTGCATCTCAATCAAATTGGGTTCGTTGGCTAGCACATCCGTCTAACACAAGCAATTGGGGTAAGGAAACCACTGTAGTAGCTGGTAGCTATGATGGTGTTGGTGGATATGATACAACAGCAAATGGTACAACTCTATCTGGTGGATCATATACTGCTGCTACTGATGCAAACAAACAAACTGCATGGGATAGACTAAGAAATTCAGATGAAGTAGATGTTTCTCTACTAGTTACTGGTGATGCTAGTGGCACACTAGCACAATATGTAATTGACAATGTTGCTGAATATAGAAAAGATTGCGTAGCATTCTTGTCTCCAGCATCAGCAAACGTAGTCAACAACCCAAGCGGTGAAGTTACTGCAATTACAACACAAAAGAACACAAACATCAATCGTTCATCTTCTTATGCAGTATTTGATTCTGCATGGAAGTATATGTTTGACAAATATAACAATGTTTATCGTTGGGTACCATTGAACGGCGATATTGCAGGTCTATGTGTTCGTACTGATTCAACTCGTGATCCATGGTTCTCACCGGCTGGACTAAATCGTGGTCAAATCAAGAATGTAGTAAAGCTGTCTTGGAATCCAAACAAGACAAATAGAGATGATTTGTACAAAGCAGGAATCAATCCAGTAGTATCATTCCCTGGAGAAGGAACAATACTATTTGGCGATAAGACAATGTTAACAAAGCCAAGTGCATTTGATCGTATCAATGTTCGTCGTCTGTTTATCGTGCTTGAAAAAGCTATTGCGACAGCAGCAAAGTATTCACTATTTGAATTCAACGACGAATTTACTCGTTCTCAATTTGTATCACTAGTAGATCCATTCTTGAGAGATGTGCAGGGTCGTCGTGGTATCTATGATTATAGAGTAGTCTGTGATGAAACAAACAATACACCAGAAGTTATTGATCGTAACGAGTTTGTTGGTGATATCTACATCAAGCCAGCAAGATCAATTAACTTCATCCAGTTGAACTTCGTTGCTGTTAGAACTGGCGTATCGTTTGATGAAATTGTCGGAAGATTCTAATAAATAGAGAGAAATAGGAGTACTCTAGATGGCTTTTAATATATCAGATTTTCGTGCTAGACTAGGTAGAGATGGTGCAAGACCAAATCTATTTGAAGTTACAATGAATTTTCCTGCTGTTGTTGTTACAGGAAGCGGTGCTGCTAGTCAAAAATTCACTTTCATGTGTAAGACTGCGCAGCTTCCTGGATCAACATTAGGTTCTGTAGTTGTACCTTATTTTGGTCGCGAAGTTAAACTTGCTGGCAATCGCTCTTTTGCAGATTGGACAGTTACAGTTATCAATGATGAAGATTTTCAAATTAGAAATGCATTTGAAAGATGGATGGGCGGAGTTAACGGTCATGCATTGAATAGAAGAAATAGTTCTTTCCAAACACCAACTTCTTATACTTCAGATGCAACAGTTACTCAATTTGGAAAAAGTGGTAGCAAAATAAAGAGTTATCAGTTTGTAGGTATGTTTCCTATAGACGTATCTCCAATTGATGTTGATTGGGGTGCTAATGATACTATTGAAGAATTTGCAGTAACATTCCAGTATCAGTATTGGCTATCCGATACAACTGATGTTCGTTCTTCAACAGCAACTGTAGCATCAGTATTCTAATATTTGTTTTTATATGATGTTTTTATTGAAGGGAAAAGTAAATGGCTAATTGGAAGTTATTTGGATTTCAAATAACGAACGAAAAGACCAAGAAGCAGGAAGAGCAACAGGACGCAAGTAATATAACTGAAAAGTCCTTTGCTCTTCCTCAAAATGACGACGGTGCCGTTACACTCCAAACCGGAGCGTATTTTGGCACCTATGTCGATTTGGAAGGTGTTGTTCGTAACGAAATAGAACTCATCACACGTTATCGTGAAATGGCCATGCAGCCTGAACTTGAAACTGCAATTGACGATATCGTCAATGAAGCTATTGTCATGCAAGGTCATGATGAACCTTTAACAATCAATCTTGACAATTTAAAAGTATCAGATACCATAAAGAAAAAGATTCGTGAAGAATTTGAAACAGTTCTAAGAATGTTGAATTTTGGCAACATGGGTTCAGAACTATTTCGTCGTTGGTATATTGACGGAAGAATGTTTTATCACGTTATCATAGATGAAAAAAAACCAAAAGATGGCATTAAAGAGTTACGTTATATTGATCCAAGACGCATTCGTAAAGTAAGAGAAATACAAAAGACAAAAGATGCTACTACTGGTGCCGATATCATTCGTACATCTCGTGAATATTATCTTTATAATGAACGAGGCATTATTGGAGCGCATTCAAATCTTGGTATGAGAATTGCACCAGATTCAATACTTAATGTCAATTCTGGTTTGATGGATTCTCGTCGTGCAATGGTTCTATCATATTTACACAAAGCAATTAAACCATTGAATCAGTTGCGTATGGTTGAAGATGCAACAGTCATCTATCGTCTATCTCGTGCTCCAGAACGTCGTGTGTTCTATATTGACGTAGGTAATCTACCAAAGGTCAAAGCTGAACAATATCTTCGTGACATCATGGTCAAGTATCGTAATAAGCTTGTGTATGATTCAAGCACAGGTGAAATTAGAGATGATCGTAAGCATTTATCAATGCTTGAAGACTTTTGGCTACCTCGTCGCGAAGGCGGTAAAGGAACAGAAATTCAAACTCTTCCTGGTGGTCAAAATTTAGGTGAAATGGAAGATGTCAAATACTTTGAACGTAAGTTATACAAGTCTCTTGGTATTCCTATTTCTCGTTTAGAAATGCAGCAAGGTTTTTCTATTGGTAGAGCATCAGAAATTACAAGAGATGAATTGAAATTCTCTAAGTTTGTGTTTAGACTTCGTAACAAGTTTTCAACAATATTTGATGAAGCACTTCGTGTTCAATTATCATTGAAGGGTATATGTTCAGTTGAAGAATGGAATGAATTCAAAGAAAATATTTACTATGATTTCATTACAGATAATAACTTTGAAGAACTAAAGAAAGCTGAACTTATTCAAAATCGTATTGGCGTTCTTCAAATAGCTGATTCATATATTGGCAAATATTTCTCAATTGAGTGGGCAAAGAAAAACATTCTTAATCAAACTGATGATGAAATTGAAGAAATTAAGAAGCAAATTGAACAAGAACACGAAGAAATGGTGCAAATGGCACAAAAGACTGCTGAACTTACAGCAATTCAAAGTGGTGCTACAATGCAACAAGATCAACAGCAACAAGATCCAAATAATCCTATGGCACCACAAGATGGTCAA